TCATACTGCTTTTTGACCTACAACGAGCCAGTCTTTACCCCGGTCATCGTTGTATTTATCCGTCATCTTTTTCGATTTGTGGCCCAGTAACTTCTGAGTATCTAGGCCCTGCTCCCGGTATAACCGTTCTGAAAGAGATCTCTGTTCGTGGAAGGTTGGGGCGCTTCCTTCATCCCATGCAAGACAACTTTTGTCCCGAGCTTTTTTAAATGTTGAAGTCAGAGTTTTCGTGGATACTTGATCACCACGGTTAGCCTGAGAGGTGGTATATCTGAAGTGGACCAGATATTTACTAACCACCGCATCTCTACATTTTGAAACAACATCGCGTAGCGAAATATCTAGTACTTCATTTCTTAGTGAGAGCGGAATGGCAAGACGAGTACCTGTTTTTTCCTGCACAATATGTAACATATCATCCCAAATATCGGTGAATTTCATATTACAAATATCACCTATGCGCTGGCCGGTTACTATTGCGAGTAACATTCCGCACTGCAAATATGGCTGTTGATGCTCAGCGCATTCATAAATAGTCTTCCATTCCTCCAGTGATAAACGTTGTCTAGTAATTTTGTTTCGAGGTTGCTTCGTGGCCTGGGCAGGGTTATAACCTGGCGGAACATGTCCAGCATGCTGTGCCTCTTTAAATACATCAATTAATACCATGCGAACAATTTGAGCCATTCTATTATGACCCTCTGCCTTAACCGCATCTGTTATTTCAGAAATATCTAGTGCTGAAATGTCTTTCAGATATTGCATGCCGCAATGCTCACGAAAAAGCCGGATAGGTTTAGCTTTTTGCCTAAAAGAATTTGGTCGAAGTTCGTTGTGTTTCAACCTTTCCTCCTGCACGGATTCATATTTATCAAGCCATGCTGTCACTGTAATGTCCGCGCGGTTTCCTTTCATACGCGACAGACGCTCGTTAATACTAAGGATCTGCCTAGTTCGCTGCTCTGCAATGATCGTGTTTGCTTCACTTGCCACCTGCTTTGCCTCAGCTTCATCTGTGCCGAGGCTATGAAAACGCCCAGAAATAGGGTGTTTGTATTGCCAGTAAACCTTACCGGTGCGTTTATCAAGCTTGCAGTACAGGTTTGGGATAGAGATTTTATGAGTGCGCGGTCTAGCTGCCATCGTTAATTATCCGTCTCAATTTTGGGTTTACATTTATTGGAAGTTGAGGTTCAGCAACTACACCTATAAAACGAGCTTCTCTGTCAACCATCCAGCGCCGTCCAACTCGCATTGGTGGTGGCGCTATCATTTGACCTTTAGCGTATTTTTTTAATACTCGCTCGCTAGGGGCTTCACTACCGAATTCATCTTTCGCCCATTCGAGTAAAGAGACCATACGTGACATTTTTTCTCCATACACCGGCTGCACCCGGTTATCGAATATTATAAGCACATGACGAACAACCACTGCGTAGCCCGTCAATACAGGTTTTACATAACGGGTGATCTTTATGTTTACCTGTATTTAGTTGGTGGATAATTTCCACAGGAATAAGCACTGGTAACGGAACATGAAGCGAATGTCTGCGTAGAACTGACAGTTCGATTGCATGTTCAAGGGCTATGGCTTTCCAGTCATCTGCCTCTGCTTTATACCAGGCTAGATCCTCACGCATACTGCGCCAACGCCGGCGTTTAAGTTTGCTGGGCATCAGTCTTAATCCTCATTTTCGAAATTCGTCCATTCCATATCATCAGGAATGCCAGGACTAAGCAGCGGATTAGTTGCAGCCAACATTTCACCAGCTGCACCGCGACGCTGAGCTCGGCGCAGAACTTCGTAAATTTCGAAAACTTCTGTGCGCTTGTCACCGATATCAAGCTCACATGCCAGAGTATGAAAATCTGTAGTGAGAGCCTGAAGCCTTTGAAATAATTCGGCTTTACTCACTTTTCACCTCCCGCTGGGCGGCTGCGAAGTGATTAATGGCCTTATCCCAGATTTCTTTGATGGTGGTCCAGTCAATCGGCATGGTGCTCGTCCAGGTTCCCTCGCCGCTGCAGTCGTCGCACCCTTCACCAAAACACTCATGGCATGTCAGCGTATATTCAAGATTGAATTCCCCGAGAAGCGCTGCTTTTGCACCGTTCTCAGCGGTTAGCCTCATCGGCACCATCACGTACCCCTCTGGAATTACCGGAGAGTTGCTTGACGGGTGTTTGATTTCAGAGCCGGGAGCTGCGTCAGTGTTGGGCTGAATGCTTGATGGATGGTTGAGCATGGCGGCGCGGCAGGCGTTCCAGCCCTTCACCTCGGCGATGGCAGCTACTGCATCAACGGCGTACATGCTCAGTGTATTTGGCATTGGTTTTTCCTCTGGCACTACCGGCTGCTGCGCGTGGCGATAGAGCGGCTGGGCGGTTACGCTGCCGCGAGTCTCGCGTTGTTCTTCCGTGTATCGCCAATAGCCTTCGGCATCGTCAGACCAGCGCCAACGCCACCCCACTGGCTCGCTGTCCATTGCGGCCAGCGCCATGCGGGCCAGTTCCTCAGCCTCTTCCGCTGGCAGCATTACGTTGCTTCCAGCACCGTAGGTTTCACGCCATGATTTAATTTTTTCCAGCCGTTCTCTGGTTAACTGATTATTTGTCATTGGTTGGCTCCTTCAAACATCATGCCGCCATCGCAATCAGGGCACTTCCCCGAATCAACATCGTTATCGTCATAAAGGCGACCATATAAACAGTTACCTGCGCGGCACTTCAGCGCCTTCGTCTTTTCGGTGGCACGAATTACACTCCCAAGCCTCTCCAGATATCCCCTTTTAATCAGTGATTCAGCCATAGCACCAACCTTTACTGGCAGTATCTTATCGCCATCCCAGACACCATCTTTGCGGCCTGGCCAAAGATGAATTTCCCAGTCATAAATGACAGCCGGTTTGATATATTCGCGTTCGCGCTTGTTAAGTGGCTTATCCATCTACTCAGCCTCCTCAATGCCTGCAGCCAACATTGCTGCATCAACATCACCTTTCAAATAAACGGCCATGCGCTCACCTGAGATGGTGATGAACCCAGGGCGCGGCAACTTCACAGTGCGGGACTTCAGCTCGGCGATGCGGTCTGCTTGCTTGCACAAGGCCTGAGACAAAAGAGCAATCAGCTCATTGTTTGAGTTAGTCAGATTGTGCCAGTCGGCGTCATCAGTGCAGAACGCATCGACAACTTCGCGCCATTGCTTCTCGCCTGCCTGCGCCTTCTCCAGTGCCTCTACCAGCGCATCAACATAGCCAGCGGCACGGAGGGCAAACTCCGTGATCGATAACTCAGCGTCAGTTTCTTTCCCGTAGCTTTCGCACTCCGACACAACGGCAAAATAGTCAGAATCAATTTCGTTATCTGCCAGGTGGCGTAGCAGGTCGGCTGTCTGCTGCCCGTTTGCAATCAGCAGTTCGTTGCGCTGCGCAAGTTCGGTGATATCAGTTGTCATGCGGCACCTCCTGCTTTAGCGCTGACAAACCTGCTGTCGTAATTGAGTATCCGCAGCTAGTGAGGGTAATCAGCCCCCTTCTCTGTAGCGCTTTGAGTGATTGCCGCCAGGTTGCGTAGGGACGCTCACCGGAAGCTATTACTGAAAGAATCTCGAGTTGCTTCGTGTTTAGTTTGCTCATTTGTCGTTCCCCTCGCGCAGCTGCTTCACGTGTGAATTAGCCAGGGAAAGGTAAGCCAAAGCTGACACTACTTCGCTTTCATCAAAAATCTTATGCACGGTGTTGGATACGAACTCCTCCACCCCATCAGCCTTAATCCCGGCTACGATGCGATCGGTTGCGTGGGTTTCGTTCAGCACCCCAATGATTAGCTTCTCCCATTTGTTGAAATATACCCCGCCCGGGCGTCCAGCCATTAACTGACGAAGCAGGTCACGCATATTCCAGTTCTCGGCGATTAACTGCTTCAGCCCCGCATTCTCCGCAGCCAGCTGATCACGCTCAGCACGTAATTTCTCGACCTCAGCGACCAATACTGCGTTACGCTCTGCCAGTTGGTTAAGTGTTAATCCGTCGTTGCTCATACAGCCTCCCCGAGTACCCAGCGCAGAGCATCAGCGTATTCACCGTTGGCAGCTTCGAGGGCTTTTGTGATTTCTTTGCGAGTTTTAAGGCGCGGTTTCTTATCGCCGAGGACCTGGCGCTGACGACGCGCTTTTTCATGACCGGTAGTGCCAGCGGTCGCCGCTTCGACTTCGGCTACCTTTTCCCGCTGTTCTTCGGGTTTCAGTGATGCCAGTTGCCGTGCCTGGGTAACGGTCACTGCGCCGGACTCTACCGCGTCTTTGACTGCCTGAGTGGCATCCAGAAGGGATAGCGTAGCGCGTACAGTGGGGACACTGACGCCGAACATCAGCGCGAGGTCTTCCTCGTCATGCCCGCGCTCCAGCGCATCAGCCATCTTTTTGGCCCTGCCCAGCGGTGTGTCGGCCTGGCGGATTTCGTTTGCGCTGACCATTGCCTGTGCCATGCGAACAGCAGAACCGCGTTTAGTGACAGCCGGAACCAGCAGCGGAGTTTTACCCTCTTTGGCCAGGCGTCTGTTAGCCTCCAGGGTATGACGGACACGCTGACGGCCATCAACCACGCAGGAGTATCCAGTTTCCGGGTCTTTCCAGACAATAATCGGCTCCGGAACACCCTGGTCTATGATGTTCAGCACCATGGCTTCACTGAGAGGTAAGTGAATACGTTCATCGTAAAGCGGGTGAGCCCTGTCAGTGACAATATGCAGATTTTCCGGCTCGAACATCAGAACGTTTGTCTTGCCGCTGGCGCCATAAGCATCGATCGAGTTTTTAGCCATTTCTGTTTTCCTCGCTCAGGTTCGCTATCATCGCGGCCATAGCGGTGTTCTGGTCCATTGCCTCTGTAAGGGCGACAAAGGTCACATCCAGCCTTGACGCTATGTCTTGCATTAATTGGGCTGCTGCTGGTGGTAGGTCAGGTGCCGTAGCGTACGCTGCAGCAACCAATTCTTTCACTTTCACGTGTGGCATTAGCGCCGCTCCATCAGTTGGTTAAAGCGGTTCATGAACATGCCGTAAGATTGACCAGGGCGGACGGGATTAATCACAAATTGGTCGGTGGGAATAATGCCTTCGAGCATCGGCCAGTGGGTGCCGTCGTCGATTTCAAAGTCGCGACGTTCGCTGGCCAGCATCACAAGGTCGGCATACTTCACGGTCGGGTGCTGCTCAGATGGAAGGCCAAATTTTTGACGGATAGCAGCATCAACCCGATCCTCAATGGCGCGGTAGTCCGGGAGCAGGCGTTTAAGCGGTGCTGGAATATCCTGCAAATAAGCCTCTGCGGCATCGTGCAGCAGTGCTTGAAGTGCAAACTCCTGTGGTACCAGGTGGCTGGTTAACACGCTGTGCTGACCGACGCTGTAGAACTCCGGAAGATGGCCAGCAAAGCGGCAAATATTCGAGAGCGCGTTAGCGATATCTTCGATCTCAATGGCATCCAGCTGGATAGCGAGATAGTTAAAGTGCTTGCCTGTGAACGTTTGTATAAAGCTCATCGTATTTCTCCATTTAATTGCGCTCTGCACAGCGCTGATTTTTGGGTGTAGGAATCCCTCGCCAGGTGGCGATTAATTGCAGGATTACGCTTTAATAAATCCCCGCAACGACGGGGATTTAATGGAGAGCAATCAGGCTTTGAAGTTGCCGATAAAGGTTTCTACCGGCTTGCCGTCGAACTTGCCAACCAGCAGATCACGGAACTCATTGGCGATCGCTTCTTCCTGGGCCTCCAGTTGGACAATACGCAGAACGAAAACCGGGTCGCTACTTTTCAGCAGACTGTTGCGCAGACTGAAACGACGTTCGCCCAGGCCTTCATAGGGTACACACTTAAACTCAAACGCGACCGGCATAACATCTTTACTGCTGGCTTCGATACTTTGCATCAGCGATTTTTTGCCGCTGAAATCACCGTCTTCATGATCGGCGGCATTAGTTTGCTGGATAGTGACACGGCGAACCGCCTGCGCTGCCTGTGCAATTTTCATTGTCTGTCCGTCAGCATCGAACGCAGTGAGATAGTCGCTCCAGTCTTCGAGCCATTCGGCGATTTTCTTCTGATTAAGGTGATCGCCGTTGATCGACAGTAACGCGCGGAAGGGCGCTGTCTTCTTAAGCTTGATCGAGGCGACGTTATCAGCGTGGCCTGGGTTGTCCAACGTGCCGATATTGAAGATAGAACGAGCCAGCATGTTATCGGCATCAATAAAGCAACGTGCTTTTTCTTCTTCCTGGGCATAGGCGACAGAATAGCGAACGAAATCATCAATGCTGGTTGTGTCCATGGCGCCACGGAAACGAAAGCGCTCAAAAGCAAAACGCTCCAGGCTTTCAACGCTTGTATTTTGAGGTAACAGGGCGGTTGGGCAGGCCAGGCCGGGGATATCGTTCAGGTGATAACCGGAAAGCACCAGGTCTTTGACTTGCTGAAAAGTACCGCTGTCTAACTGAGACATAAAAATTCCTTATTAACTGATTAGCGAAGTGGTATCAGTGAATTTGTGCGGGCGGATCACTGAGCCGCTTTAAGCTTTCCGTCCACCGTGCCGGTGATACCGAAGAGTTGCCCCTGATCCTCCTGCAGGATAGTGAGCTTGCCGCCTTTGTTAACCCACATTGGTGTTTCGGTGGTGTCCTCTTCCGACGCTTTGCCGCGGGGAGTAGGGGTGCTGTAGTTCAGCTTGTGCTTAATCTTGACGCGCTTCTCTTCAACAGAGTTGCCCATACGCTCAAAATCAAAGGTGAGGACTACCTTGCCTTTGTTGCCGTTATTCAGAACGCCGAGTGCGGTGGTATTAAGAGCCGCCGCAATCTTGTTCATGAATACGCCGGCGTCCAGTTCGCCCAGGAAATCAGGCACGACTGTCATGCGATCATTACTCATGGTTTTACCCTCTCGAAAGGCGGCTGCCACCGCCGGGAATTTCTCCGTACACAACACAGAAGAGCACCTGCGGTTAGGACGCCGCCCGGGTGGATTGGGTAATGAGCCCGTCGCCCGGTGATGCTCTTGTGTATTGTGTAAAAAGGGCGGTTATCCATCAGAACGTTATCCTCTTCCTCCTTTGGATAGTGGAAAACGGATAACCGCCAAGACTACACACAGCACAGTTAACTAGGTTGTGGCGGTGGTGCCTCCACCTGCCGGGTTAAGCCATAACCGGCGACGTACACTGCCCGGAAACGCATTCCATGAACGGGTTGGCTCGCCACGTGCGCATAGCCGCAATTACCACAACGAAGAGAGCACTGCCGGTGCCCGAATCGAACGGACCTTTTCCCTGCCCATCACCAGATATAGAACTATCCTGGCGTCTGGAATCGAACCAGACTCTGTGCCTTGCTCGTCAATGCCCTCATCGTTGTGTCCCGGACTCTTCCCGGGCGTCACACCTTTTCGCCGCGCTGGTGGGGCGCACGTCGTGCCTGAAACACTTAGCTTGCACATTTCCGGTTGTTCTGAGAGCGCATGGATCAAGGGAACTCTCAGGCCGCTAACGCTGCATGTGCCATACAACGGTTGCGAATATTGCCGTTCACAACTGGAAGCGCACTCCTTCAGTTACAAACCAGTCCCCACGACCGATGGAAGATGGAATGCGCTTTCATGTTGTGTGCCTGCTTTTACCCACATCAGGCGAGGTGGATCCTGGTTATTCCCCAACAACAAGGATTCGGTTAATCTGGATATCCCCAACAACATGATGAGTATTCATAGTGATAGCTGAACTATCCGCGGCTATGACCGCGATAAAGGAGACTGCGGGTCTTGCAAAAGTCATTAATGACGCGAAAACTGATGCTGAAGTTAAAGCTGCAACTATTGAGCTTCAGAACAAACTAATCACCCTCCAAGCTGAATGTTTCTCTCTTGGTGATGCCATCCGTTCTCGTGACGAGAAGGTAATGCTTCTCAAAGCAAAAATTGCAGAGTTTGAAGACTTCAAAAGCCAAACCGAAGGCTATGTTCTGAATAAGTTTGATTCTGGTTCTCTGGTGTATTCCAAGAAGCAGATTGTGGGTGATACGGAAATAACCGTGCATCTTTGTCCACATTGTTTTGCTGCAAATAAAGTATCCATACTGCAACCTCAACAGGTGAGTATGTATGCGAGTTTCAATCAAAGCAGATGTCCCTCCTGTCAGAATGTGTTTGATACAGACTCTGCACCTCCAGCCAGTTACTGATGTTAAAGATATCCAGATTGTTAAAGAGCGAAGCGTCCTATGGGGCGCTTTTTTGTTGCATCAAGTATCTTCGGGCGGGGCGCCGGCGACCAACCGGCTCAACCCCTACAGTATTAATCCAGGAATACTGGACCCCCGACGCCGTGGGCTAAACGGCTGCTGTGTGTCGGGTGAGTTTCTGTTGCTGGTGGTCAATCCAGCCCCGCAACCCCTCCCGAAGATACCTGTGGTCATTAACTTGCCTTGGCCGGCAGGCCGAGGATGCTGCGCATTTCTTTCTGAGTGCGAATAGCTATGGCTATCGTCAGATCAATATCCCCGCGGTAAGCTGTGCCATCTTCACAAATAATAAGAGTGATTGATTTTTGGCCTTTCTTGCTTACCTCGAAGCGATGCGCTTTACGGACTACATGACAGCCGTTTGCTAGTGCGTCCTTGATAAGGTTTTCAATGCCTTTGCTCGCCATGATCTGTTCCTATTTGGTTTATCTGTTAGCGAATCATCCCGGTCTTCATATGCCCCGGGCGGCTACTTCGTGGGCGTCCTGCCTATTCGCTGTTGATGGATTAATAATACAGATAAAACTGTTAATGAGTCAACAGTCAAAACTGTATTGAGTGATGAACTATACTAAAAAAACTGTAATTTATTGTTTTTTATGAAACTAAAGACGTAAAAAAACCGGCGCCGGCCGGTTCATGTGAGGAAGGATTTACCTTTTTCGCCTGTAAATTCTATGTTCGACCATTACGCCGATAATTTTCAACGGGCGTTCAGAGCTATTAATGGTGGGGTAGTCGTCATTAAGGGGGACCAGTTCATATTGCTGGCGGCCTGAAATATCGGTAAATGTAGGACGGTACTTTTTAAAAGTAGCCTCATTTTCACCATTTTTAGCAACAACAAACTCGCCCGGAACGGGCTCTAACTCGGGATCAACAATGATAATGTCGCCTTCTTTAAAGTCAGGCTCCATTGAATCACCTTCTATCCTTAGTGCAAAAGTAAACTCAGAAATATCAAGGTCAGTCATGATGTATTCGAAGCTACCATCAAATGCATCAATAGGGTGTTTTTCTGCTAACGCCCCAGCCTGGACGTAACTGATCAAAGGTACTTTCCTTGAATTCACATCGGCCAGAGCCATGAAAGGCCCACCGTTCATCAACCATGTTGGGTCGCACTTAAGTGCTTTGCTTATTCCTACTATGTTGCGAGGCTTTTTAGTTTTTCCATCCTCAATGCTGGCCCATGATTGTTGCCTTATTCCTGCCTTTTCAGCTGCTTGCTCTTGAGTAAGACCAAGTTCGATTCTTTTTTGTTTTACGCGTTCTGCAAGGCTCATAGCTCCTCCATTCCCATGGCCTCATGGTCACAGTTTAAACTGTGATTGACAAACAGTAGTATCTGTTCAAAAATACAGATAAAACTGTGGAGGTGTTATGGGATCAATTTCTCAAAGATTAAAGAATAAACGTGAAGAGATGAATCTCTCACAAGCGCAATTGGCTGAATTGGTCGGAATGACCCAGCAGTCATTACAAGCGATCGAGGCGGGTTTAACAAAGAGGCCCCGTTACATCATTGAATTGTCTTCAGCCCTGCATTGCGATCCTCATTGGTTGCTCTATGGCGAGGGTGCTAATGAGAACGATAGCGCTTCAGGGGTGTAACAGAAACCACAGAGGTAGGGGGTAAGCCGTGGGTATAGAACCAGAATGGAAAGTTGATAAGCAGCCGGCTTGGCTGGTAGCTGCGATTAAAAAAACGATCACTGATTTGGACGGGGGGTATGCAGAAGCAGCTGAATGGCTTGGCGTTACTGAAAACGCATTGTTTAACCGCTTACGTGCCGATGGTGATCAAATTTTCCCTCTCGGCTGGGCAATGGTTCTACAGCGTGCTGGTGGGACGAATCATATCGCCAATGCGATAGCGCGCCACTCGAACGGGGTCTTTGTGCCGCTGGCAGACATTGAGGATGTGGACAACGCCGATATTAACCAGCGCCTGATGGAGTCTATCGAGTGGATCGGAAAGCACTCACAGTATCTCCGTAAAGCTACAGCTGACGGTGTTATTGACCAGGCAGAACGCGAGCAGATCGAGGAGAACAGTTATCAGGTGATGGCGAAATGGCAGGAACATTTGACATTGCTTTTCCGTGTCTTTTGCCAGCCAGAAAAGAGTGACGCCCGCGAGTGTGCAGCTCCGGGCGTCGTGGCGAATAAATCTTTGTGTATGGAGAAATAATCCGCATGAGCAATTTAATCGTAAATCTTCAATTACCGCAACTACGGATGTACCCGATCCCGGGCGTTTCGTCGTTTCGGTATGAGCGCATGGTATGCGGTAAATGGGTCGAGTGTAACCACAGTCGGGCACGCGGAGTTGTGGGGGTCTTTAACCGGAGGGCTAAAGCGTTATGCGAGAAGTTAACCGGAAGTTCAAAGACCACTATGGCAATCCAGTCAGAGTTATCCGCTGGGAGCCTGAGACACGTCGCGTCATCTACCTGCGGGAAGGCTATTCCCACGAGTGCTTTAGCCCACTCGATCAGTTTCAACGCAAGTTCAGGGAAGTAGAGGGTAGCCATGAGCAGTAAATTACACGGCCTCGTATGGGAAGCATGCGCTTTCAAAGGGCTGATAATCTCAGAAATAGCGGTCATGGCTCGCCTGGCAGATTTCAGTAATGACGAAGGTGTGTCATGGCCAGCGGTAACCACTATTCAGCGACAGATCGGCGCCAAGAGCGAGAATACTGTCCGCAGCGCTATCAAAAAGCTTCAGGCTAAAGGCTGGCTGAAGAAGCAGGAACGGCGCGTGGGCGGAAAGAATAATTCGAACGTTTATAAACTCAATGTGGACATGCTTGAACGTGCAGCAGCTGAAGCAAAAATCTTCTACGCAACGCCACGTGAACAATCAAAATTTGATGCCTCAGAATTTGAGGGTTCAAAATTTGAGGGGTCAAATTCTGATGCCTCAAATAATGGGTCTGTACCCCCTCAAATATTGCGGGAGGACCCCTCAATGGTTGAAGGCGATCCGTCATTAGATCCGTCATTAGATCCGTCATCTAAAAAACCTTCTTGTCGGGCTCCTGCGGAACCCGAAGATAAGCCGGATCCTGAAGTTGTTATTACCGATAACGCGATCGAAGTTCTGGCACACCTGAATCTGGTCAGCGGTTCCCGTTACCAGAAATCTAAGACCTCGCTGGAGAACATTCGCGCCCGCCTCCGCGAAGGCCATACCGTTAGCGACTTGAAACTGGTAATTGACGTCAAGCATGAGCACTGGCATGGCAACGACGAGCAATACCAGTACATGCGCCCCGAGACACTTTTTGGCCCTAAAAAATTCGAGGGATATCTGCAAAGCGCTATCCGTTGGGATGCTAAAGGCCGCCCGCCAAGGGAGTCGTGGGACAAAACCAGACCGCGGGATGTTAATTCAATTAGTCCAGTACAAACCACGATTCCACGGGGGTTCCGGGGATGAACATAGCCAAGTCGATCTTTGAATTTATTGAGAAGAATCCAGGCAAAATGCTGCGCGATATAACTGCGGCATTTCCTGAAACCAAACCGGTAACAGTGAAGAGCGCTGTTCATCGCCTGTACTACGACGGGGAACTTGCCAGCGTTGAAGTTACTGGTGGGTTTATCTACTTCGTTGCGGGATCCATCGATATTGAAGAGTACCTGCCTGGTGGGCTTTCGGGGGAGATTCTTGCCCTTGAAGCGACAGCCAAAAAGCTGGAAGAGAAACGCTATTACCGCCGTGCGGCGACGGTATGGCAGCAACTTTGTGACAGCAACTGTACGGTTAAAGCAAGAGAGCGATACCTGCGTCTTAAGAATGCTTCTGTTCGAAACGCCAGAAACATGAATGATTCTGCCGGGTCATGCTATCTGGCCGGAAATTACTGCGGAGGTGACTTGTGCTCCGATTGAAGAAGATTTTGATAAGTCTCCGGCGCCTTGTGTGTTTGCATCACTGGCGTTACTGGTGGCAGCACGACGTTATTTTTCGCAGAAAATATGCACTCCTCAGAGATGACCTTTTCAGCTTTGATCGCCGTTACTGGTTACTGAGAGCACTTGTTCATGCTGATCAGCGCAGGGGAAAACTATGAGTCAGGAAGTACAAGAAGCTATGACCGCAGCAGAGCAAACTTTAACAAAAACCATCAGCGCTTATTGTCTGGCACTTGAGGAACAGCGCCAGCGTAATGCGCATTATTTGAAAGAGGTTGGCGATCAATGGCGGACACCAGATCTGCTGTTCTGGGGCATTAACGCTATGTTTGGCCCGCTCGTACTGGACCTGTTTGCAGACGACAGCAATACAAAATGTCCGGCATGGTATACCGCTGAAGATAATGCGCTGACGCAGGACTGGTCTGGTCGTTTGGTAGAACTCGGAGGAGCGGCCTTTGCTAATCCGCCGTACAGCCGTTCGCAGTACCATGAAAAACAAGCCATCACTGGCATGACTCATATTATGAACTATACCGCCGAACAGCGTGAAAAGGGTGGTCGTTACATTTACCTCGTGAAGTCAGCAACAAGTGAAACATGGTGGCCGGAATATGCCGATCACATCATGTTTATTCGTGGTCGTATTGGATTCGATCTCCCAACGTGGTTTGTGCCGGCCGACGAAAAGCAGAAGCCCACCAGCGCATTCTTTGCCGGGGCCATTGCGGTATTTGATAAGACCTGGCGCGGTGAACATTTTAGCTATATCGATCGCGTTGAGCTGGAAGCAAAAGGGCGCGCAAGTATGGCGCTGGCTGAGTTTGCTGCAGGAAAATTCCTGTCACCAGTTTCGCCAGTTCAGTCTCCTGAAGTGATCATCCCCGATGCTGTTGCATCATTGGCTGAGCCTGAATCCCGGATCTGGCCACTGGAAGTTGGACTCGTCTTTGGACAGGTACAAGGCGCAGAGGATCTGGAGTTCTCCCAGCAGAACAAGCTGAAGGCCCACATTAACCAGTTGTGGCTGGAGCGCGTGCCCACCAGCGAAATCATCACCGTTGCTGGTGGGCTGGTCGGCAGCATGAGGGGGACCGCTCATGCGTGAGATTATTGTCGATAATTTTGCTGGTGGCGGTGGCGCCAGTACAGGTATTGAGCTGGCGATAGGGCGTAGCGTTGATATCGCGATTAACCACGATGTTAACGCCGTTGCTATGCACCGCACTAACCATCCCGACACGCTTCACTATTGCGAAAGTGTGTTTGATGTATCTCCATTAGCCGCTACCAGTGGCAAGCCTGTCGGCCTGGCATGGTTCTCGCCTGACTGTCGTCACTTTTCTAAAGCGAAAGGTGCTAAACCAGTAGAGAAAGCTATTCGAGGGCTGGCATGGATCGTCATTCGTTGGGCGCTGGATGTTGGCCCGCGAGTCATGATGCTGGAAAACGTCGAAGAGTTCAAAACATGGGGTCCGTTACTCGCGGCAGAAATGCGACCGGATCCGGCACGCATCGGTGAAACTTTCAATGCATTTGTCGGGATGCTTACCACCGGTATTCCAGCAGATCATCCTGCACTGGTGGAGTGTTGCGAGTTTCTGGAGTTTTCACCGGATAGCGAGCAGGCCAAGCGCTTAATTGCCGGGCTGGGTTATGTCGTCGATTTTCGCGAGCTGCGCGCCTGCGATTATGGCGCGCCGACCATCCGTAAGCGGTTCTTCATGGTGATGCGCCGGGACGGGAAACCGATAGTCTGGCCGGAAGCCACGCACGGGGATCCGAAGTCTGCCGCCGTGCTGGCGGGCCAGCTGGAGCCATGGCGTACAGCTGCGGAATGCATAGACTGGTCAATCCCCGCGCCGAGCATCTTCGGTCGCAAAAAGTCACTGGCAGAGAATACGCTAAAACGGATTGCCCGCGGCATTCAGCGCTTTGTTATCGAAAGTGCTTCGCCATTCATTGTGAAGTGCAATCACACAACGACACGTGGCAAATACGACTGTTTCCGGGGACAGGCGCTGGACGATCCGCTACAGACGATTACGAAAACCCACGGCTACGCAATTGCGGTACCTCATCTGACAAAATTCCGAACCGGAGCTACCGGGCAGGAAGTCACCGATCCGTTGCCGACAGTGACCGCCGGCACGTCCAGGCGCCCGGACGGGAATGGTCACGCTATGGGTATTGTTGAAGCAGAGCTGGCTCCGTTCCTGGCTGGCAATGGCGGCAGCGAGTACCAGGCTAAACCACGCCCGCTCGATAAACCCGCTCACACCATCATGAAAGAATCGCGCGCCTGTGTCGTCGCTCCGGTTATCGCCCGGCAGTTCGGCGCCAGCATCGGACACCGTGCCGACGAACCTAGCGCAACAATCACCGCGGGCGGCGGCGGTAAATCGCAACTGGTATCCGCATTCCTGGCGAAACACTATGGCGGGAATTATCAGGGCGCCGGTATTGACTTGGATGAACCAGCTCATTCAGTTACTACCGTCGATCATCATGCGCTGGTTACTGCTCAGATTGTTGGTGTTGGCGGTCGCGCTGGGCAGAGCAGGCCACGTGACGTTAGCGAGCCATTGCAAACCATGACGACAAAGGCTGATGCCGCAATGGTTACGTCTCATCTGATCAAGCTCCGTGGTACATGCCGCGATGGCCAGCGCACTGACGAGCCGATGCCGACTATCACTGCTGGTGGCCAGCACGTAGGCGAGGTTAAAACGACTCTGGCAGTCGAGGACTATGACGAAGAGCGAGCGCAGCAGGTGCTGTCGTTCCTGCAGGAATACTGCGGAGAGGAATGCACCGGGCTGGTGGAAATCGGCGGAGTGACTTACCGCATCGTTGATATCGGCATGCGCATGCTGCAGCCACACGAACTTTACCGGGCGCAGGGCTTCCCCGAGTGGTACATCATTGACCAGGATTACCGCGGCGTGAAATACGCGAAAGATAAGCAGGTTGCGCGCTGTGGAAATGCCGTCCCGCCGCCGTTCGCCGAAGCGCTGGTTCGCGCCAATTTACCCGAAATGTGCGTGAACAGAGAGGAGCAGGCAGCATGACTTCCTTGACCTTAAGGCAGCAGGAGGTCCTGGACCTCCTGATCGAATATCAGCGTAAACATGGTTTTCCGCCTACAACTTACGAACTGACCGGCATGCTGGGGTGCCGGTCCCCCAATGCAGCAGCAACGCACCTCAAGGCGTTGGAGAAAAAGGGTGTTATCACAATCACCCGCGGGGTTTCTCGCGGTATCAGTATCACCCCTTCGCTGTTGGCCAGAGAAATATCGGTCAATCTCAACAGCATCGTAAAAGTGAAACTTAATGAAGTTTCCCTCAGACATTTGGAAAAACAACACGAGCAGAATCGAATCCAGCACCCGAGGATCTTCGGGGACTTTTCGCCCCCGATAACAGACGAAAATGGCTATACGTCAGTGACCCTGTGGAGCCTCATGTCTGACCTTGGCCCGCTCTGCTATTGCGGAGGAGATGTTCCGTTTGAGTTGAAAATAGTGCTGGAGGCAGAATGAAATTTATTCTTCCATTCCCACCCAGCGTGAACACCTACTGGCGGTCCCCAAATAAGGGGCCCGCAAAAGGTAAACACCTTGTCAGCGCAGCCGGCCGTAAATTCAAACATGCAGTACGGTCAGCGATCATTGAGCAACTGCGTGCAATACCAAAACCATCTACCGCGCCAGCAGCGGTAGAAATTATTCTCTATCCGCCAGACTATCGCCGGCGTGACCTGGATAATTTCAACAAGGCACTTCTTGATGCTTTGACTTATGCCGGTATCTGGGAGGACGACAACCAGGTTAAGCGTATGGCTATTGAATGGGGTGAAATCGTCGAAGGAGGTAGGGTAGAAATCACCATAGTCTGCTATCAAAAAGTGGTGGATACATGTACAGCTGTGGGTTGAAAGTTCGCCGATATGGCAGTAATGTCAAAGAGTGCAAACGAAACGGGCGTGCAGGCCCTTCGTCACATAAAAATGTATGGAGAAAGCTATGACTAACCACGTCATGGGTGCTGCTGCATCCAATAATCACACTTTTTTTGTTATTGATGGTATTTCTGTTCGTCGTGATGTCCTTGGTCGTTATTGCCTAAACGATCTCCATCGTGCTTCCGGCTCCCTTGACCGCCATAAGCCTGCATTCTGGCTCCGCAACGAACAAACTGCGCAATTGATAGGCGAGTTGCAAAATAGCAACTCGGATATTTCAGAACCTGTAAGTGTCATCCGCGGCGGAAATGAGCAAGGTACCTATGTTTGCCGTGAGTTGGTGTATGCCTACGCGATGTGGATCAGCGCTGTTTTTAATCTGAAGGTCATCAGAACGTTTGACGCGCTCCACACTGCTGGGGCTGCAACCGTCAATACCGATCGTATTCAAGCTGGCATAATCCTCCTGGAATCTGCAGCCAAAATGCTCAATCTCTCTAATTCGTCAAAGCTCGGGGCATATCAGAAGCTTCAGCAGGTAGCAGGGCTGCCTGATTTAATGCCTTCATATTCCATTGATGCACCAGCTGGCGCGCAGGATGGTTCCAGCAGACCAACGCTGTCTCTTAGCGCTTTGCTTAAAGCTAACAACATCAGAATGACCGCGAACCAGGCTTATCACCTTATGGCTGGTCACGGCATAGTCGAGCAGAAGGAGCGCCGCAGCCGAACGGGTATCAATGGCGTGAAAAGATTCTGGTCTGTTACGGCAAAAGGTTGTCTGTACGGTAAAAACATCACCAGCCCGGCAAATCCACGTGAGACGCAACCGCACTTCTTCGAATCGAAATTTCCTGAGCTTTTAAAGCTCATTGGCGTTGTCACGCAGTAAGGTGTGAACATGAGAATAACTCCCCCACACCTGCAACCAGTGCTTTCCAGGGTAAAGCGTTTTGTAGAGAGGCAACCAGAAGGCGCAACGCTAACCCACCTGACGCACAAAGTGGCGGCATACAGTGGGCTCAATCGCAAAGACAAAGAGACCCTGATCGAAATAATCCGGGAAAGCGGGATGCTCTGCGTGATAGATGATGGAAGGTCTACTACCTTGCACCACCCGAAATATGGTCACAAATCTGTGGCGCCTGTAATGACACCTCCTCAGCCGACGATGGAATGCAAAATGAATAAACAACTCGAAGTAACTCCGGAAGCATTACGTAAACAGGCTGACGCCTTGATCAAAGCGGCAGAGGAAGCGGAGAAAAAAGCCGGGGATCGTGCAGAAATTAAGAAACAGCTCGATCCCTTGAAGTTGGAGATTCTCCAGGCATATGGAATGGCCAGCAGGAAGTTTGACGAGTTCGTAGATGCTATGGCTGAAGTTGGGAAAGCCGTGCAGAAGCTTAAAGATCTGACTGTTTAGGGGGGATTGTGCGAGCATTGCTTACTCCGGAAATTGTGCCGCGCCTGGGCGTTGTTCTTTTCAAACCAGGCCGCGAATTGATGTCTCTCTTTACCGGCGGCCGTGTCCTGATAGAGCGTCAGCCAGAGAAGATGAAAACACTGCCCACTGGGCGGATCGCCGATGCACGTCAGCCCCTTGCAGAAATGGACATTCTGCGTTTTTTCATGAGGGATGAGAGGGTTATTAACGCAGCTGGTGGAATTAACGCTCTTGAGGCCTGGCTTCTACGACATGTCAGAGAGTGCCAGTACCCGCATTCCCACTATCACCACCATGAATTAGTGACTATGCGGCATCCGCCTGGCGCCATGGTTGTCTGCTGGCATTGTGATAATGAATTACGTGAGCAGACCACCGAAATGTTGTCAGAGCTGGCTTATCAGAATCTGGTTCAGTGGGTGATTGAAAGGGTGCTGATCAGCCTTGGATACAATAAGGAGCGCGAATTATCGATGGCGGAGCTCTGCTGGTGGGCTGTGAAATCCGGCATTGCTGACGCAATAACCGAGACGATGGCGCAACAGGCCTTAAGACTGCCTGATGAACCTTTCCTGTCCGTTTATAAGGATAGCGATATTGTCCCGTCATTTGCTGCAGGTGAAATCCTTCAGGATCTTGTTGAGGGCATAGACCTGGCGGACGCCAGCGTACTCATTGAGCAACCTCAGATTGAAAGTGAACCCATTCTGAGGCTTAGTGTCGATCCGAACAGCCCCGAATCATTTATGCGCCGCCCAAAGCGCCGGCGCTGGACCTGCGAAGTTTACACTCGTTGGGTTAAAACTCAGCCATGTGAATGCTGCAGGCAACCATCAGACGATCCACACCATATAATAGGGAATGGTCTGGGGGGAACTGGCACCAAGGCCCATGATCTCTTCGTGATACCACTGTGCAGAGTGCATCACGATGAATTACACGCCAATACATCAGAGTTCGAAAAGAAATATGGCACTCAGTTAGAGCTGTGGGCTCGTTTTCTGGATCGGGTAATGGGTATCGGCGTCATTGTAAAAGCTTGAGTGTATGGAGTACTGAGCATGAATATTGAATCAATTCCCAAATTTTTCGCGCCCAAAGGAATGCATATTTCCGATAGCGGTCGTGCAACCGCCAGCGAGCAACTCACTGTGACAGATGTAATGGCCGCACTGGGGATGACCCAGGCAGAGGCAGGAATAGGCCTGTCAATGTTTTTGGGTAAAGCTGGAATCAGCGAACACGACAGAAAGGCATCCGTCAGTTGGTTGGCTGAATATGCAAAATCAAAAGCGCCTAGATCAATAAGAAAAGCAGCAGGGAAGAAGTTCCCTCTGTGTATGCTGATAATAGCTCGGTTCGCTTATAACGACTATGCCTCGTCTGCAGCTGACAGCGTAGATTGCAGGAAGTGTTCTGGTTCAGGCTTCATAAAAAAAACCTCAATGGTGGAAAAAAGCCACTACACAATGAGATTACCGCAATGGGCAAAAGACCTCAGGCAGTCACCTTCGGATTTTGAAGTAAAACGTCAGGTGGAAGAGGTTGACCATGTTCTTTGCTTCAAATGTGGCGGCACCGGGAAAATCAGCAAGCGATGCCAGTGTGGCGGTACGGGAAAAACCCTGGACCGTAAAGAGTCAGAGCTGCAGGGAGTGCCTGTCTACAAAGTGTGTAAACGTTGTGAAGGCCGCGGTTATAGTCGTCCTAAGTCTTCAAATGCTTACAGGGGTATGCTCTCTGAGCTGCCTGGTCTGCCAGAACGAACCTGGCGATACAGCTGGAAACCTTTCTATGAAAGTCTTGTTACAAAATGCTTTGAGGAAGAGAGTTATACCGACTCACAGCTTAAACGTGTGACAAATGTGTCTGATTTGATAAATATCGCATAATTTAGCGACACGTTACTTGCAAAGTTGCCGCTTTTGTGTAATTTTATCTATAACGATGGGCTTTGTATGTTCAACGTTGATTAACCCGCCAGCGAGCGGGTTTTTTTATGGGCTAAAATCGATAAAATCTTCTTCTCTTTCAATTAGTTCTTGCTGGATACCGTCACCAGAGTTATCTGTATGTCACACCACTTATTTGAGGTAAAAGACATGCTAAATCAGCAAGATATGACGGAAACAGCCAAGGCTGTTTTTGATGAGTTAAGTGACAAACCGGCTACGGCTGGGGAGATTGCTCAGAATACTCACCTGAGCCGCGAACGCTGCCAGCTCATACTTACGCAGCTGGTAATGGCGGGGTTATCTGATTATCAGTTCGGATGTTATAAGCGCCCCCAGTAATGGGGGCTTTTGCTGTGAAAATGGGCGGCTGGTGGGTGTTGTAGCACCCGACCAGCCATCAGCTCATGCTTTCAGGTCACAAGCTAACCACGGCCCACTGCTTTAGCGCAAAAGCAAAGTGAGCCTATCAGAGTTACGCTTACTGATCTATGAAAAATACTGTAAAAATATCCAGTATTGAATTAATCAATGCTGATTGCCTGCAATACCTCCCATCGCTACCCGATAACTCCATTGATCTTATTGTTACCGATCCGCCTTATTTTAAGGTGAAGCCAAACGGCTGGGATAACCAATGGAAGGGGGACGAGGACTATTTACGTTGGCTGGATAGCTGTCTGGCACAGTTCTGGCGAGTGTTAAAACCTGCCGGCAGCATGTATCTGTTCTGTGGGCACCGCCTGGCAGCGGATATTGAGCTGTTGGTGAGAGAGCGGTTTAACCTGCTCAACCATATCATCTGGGCTAAGCCATCAGGGCGATGGAACGGCTGCAATAAGGAGAGCTTACGCGCTTATTTCCCGGCCACTGAGCGTATCATTTTTGCCGACCATTATCAGGGGCCATACAGGCCCAAAGACGATGGATATGCCGCAAAGTGTAATGAGTTAAAGCAACACGTCATGACGCCTTTAATTTCTTACTTCCGTGATGCACGGGAATCTCTTGGCGTGACGTCGGCCCAGATTGCAGAAGCCACAGGTAAGAAAAATATGGTTTCCCACTGGTTTGGCCTTAGCCAGTGGCAACTGCCGAATGAAGCCGATTATTTGAAGTTGCAGGCTCTGTTTCAAAAAATCGCCATGGATAAGCACTCACGCAACGAACTGGGAAAACCTCACCACCAGCTTGTCGCTACCTGGCAATCGTTGAGCAGAAAATATTCTGAACTCCAGCAGGAGTATTACCGTTTACGGCGACCATTCAGCGTATCGGTCACAGTGCCATATACCGACGTCTGGACTCATAAGCCTGTTCAGTTTTATCCAGGTAAACACCCATGTGAAAAGCCTGCGGATATGCTGGAGCAGATAATCACAGCGAGTAGCCGCCCGGGTGATGTTGTAGCTGATTTCTTTTTTGGATCAGGTTCAACGCTCAAACAGGCTGCTCTTCTCGGGCGAAGGGGACTAGGTGTCGAACTGGAAACCGGGAGATTTGAACAGACGGTCAGTGAAATGCGTAATTTGCTGGAGCACCAGCCACCACAGCCAAATCCCTTACCTTAGGGCTTAACCGGGCGTAAGCCGCCGGATAAACGTAACCGGCACTTAAATGGCTGCGGGGCCAGCGTCTGAAGCGAATCCCGATCACGATGCGAAAACTACATGTCCCAGCTGTGCGCAAAGTGACTTAAAGGCAGGGCCACAATTTGAATCTGCGACAACTTAGGTTGGTAGCTCCGTATCAGTAAGCGGATCCATCAGGCTCGCATTCGCGGGCCTTTTTCGTATCTGCGCCACGCTCGGCGTTATTTAACCACAGGACCCTTACCAGGAGTAGGCATGAATCTATCTCTTGAAACGGTTAGGACCTTTTTTTCATACGATGAAACTACGGGCATCCTTTATTGCAAGTCACCTTTTGGGAGTAAAAGTCCTGGCGACACTCTTGGCGTCAAGACTGATACTGGGTATTTAAGGGTATTCTTCAATGGAAAGAATATACGTGTGCACCGAATAATTTGTGTCTTGAAATACGGTGAAATTCCGTCAACCCTTGTTGTTGATCATATTGATGGCGACAAGTTGAATAACCGTATTACAAATCTCAGGCTCTGCACACAAAACCAGAACACTCGCAATCGACGGATACACAGCAATAACGCAGCTGGACTTAAAGGGGTCTATTTCAACGATTCCCCCCGCAATAGAAAAAAATGGATTGCGCAAATAAGTATTGCAAAGAAAAAAATTCGACTTGGTCGCTTCCACACTAAAGAAGAAGCGCACAGGGCGTATGTAGCTGCTTCCAGGCAGTACCATGGTGATTTTTCATCTATTTAAGCTCATAGCCGCCTCGCTCGGCGGAAAAATCAAAACCACAACTTTTCAGGGTGAGCCAGGAGGGACGGTATTACGTCGCCTTGTGGTTACCATCCCTGAGCGTTGGCTCACCACTAAAGAGAGACGTAATTATGTTCGGTATTTTTAAAAAGAAAGCCCGTAAAGCCGTTGTTGAAGTGAAAAAAATGGAAAACCGCGATGCCGTAGAAGCCACGGTCTGGGGAGCGTACTCGATTGCATACGCCGATGGCACCTGCGATGCAAAAGAGATTGCAGTGCTTGAGAAGACTATTTCGGCCCTCCCTGCATTTGCGCCATTTGCTGGTGAAATTGCCCAGATGAGTTCTAATATTCGCGCTCGCTATGAAGCATCACCACGTTCAGCCAACGCTCAGGCGTTGCGCGAACTGGCTGACGTTGCCGGGACGGATGACGCTGTCGATGTTCTTTGCCTGTGTCTTGATGTAGCTGATAACGACGGCATCGGGGAAGAAGAAGAGAAACAGCTGAAGAAAATTGCCCAGGCTCTGCAACTTCCTCTGGACCAGTACCTGTGATCGGTAAACTTCGCTGGGCCGCAGCCGGGGTGCTTTTGTTTCTGGTGGTTGCTATCGACTTCACCAGCAAATGATGTCAATCCTGGCTGATGGCGTGCTGGTAGCCGGGGTAATCGCTTTGCTCTGGCCCCTTATTAGATCCAGTGATTAGCACTGTGCAAAAGGCATCGTAATGATGCCTTTGACAGAGTGTCAGTTATTGACGCCGCCTATGACTACATCCTAAATTATCCGTGTGGTGAATCCCCCTATGCGGAGGGGCATTGCCAGTCTGATATGTTTTTTTGCGCATTGCGAGTCGTCTGTGGACTGGCGGCGACTTACCGGGAGGCACCCGGCACCACACCTAATAAAAAATGATGATAGCTGTAAGGCCCACTTCGGTGGGCTTTTTCTTTGGCCAAAAAAAAAGCCCGCATGGTTTCATGCAGGCAAGGCAGTTACATTTAGATTTTGTCCCGGTATATGTTTTTTTGTCCGGAAGTCGAAAGATACTGTCTCGAATACATTTTGTAAATAACGGATTCAAATCACAAGGCCATGCATTTGCATGGCTTTTTTATTATCAGGTCCCGCGGAAATCATCACCGACATGCTTCGTTGTTAAATCCAGCCTGACGGGCCTGACCTTCTCACACACAGCTTCCCGATCTTTCATCGGAGGCGGTAACTATGGCTAAACGTATGCAAGACAAAGAGAGCATTGCCGGGATGTCCTGGCTGGTTCTGCTGATCATTGCTTGCTGGGGTGGACTTGTCCGCTACCTGATAGATGTGAAGCAGAGCAAGGCAACATGGAGCTTGATCAATGCTCTTGCCCAAATGGTGGTTTCAGGGTTTACCGGCGTTATTGCTGGCCTGGTGAGCATTGAAAGCGGACTGAGCATTTACATGATACTGGCCACTTCCGGAATTAGCGGGGCAATGGGTTCTGTTGCTTTGACCTATTTCTGGGAACGCATTACCGGAGTTAAGGCGCCATGACAGCAGATCAGATTATCGAGGGGATCCTCGGCAAGGAGGGTGGTTATGTCGATCATCCGTCGGATAAAGGCGGGCCGACCCGCTGGGGCATCACGCAGACCACCGCCCGTGCACATGGCTACACCGGTGATATGCGGAACCTGCCCAGGGAAACAGCAAAGCAAATCCTGCTGAGCGATTACTGGACCGGACCCCGGTTTGACCAGGTGGCAGCTCTATCTACGTTACTGGCGGATGAGCTTTGCGACACTGGCGTGAACATGGGGCCCAGCGTCGCCAGTAAGTTTTTCCAGCGCTGGCTCACTGCTCTGAACATGCGCGGGAAGCTTTATCCCGATCTTATCCCGGATGGAGCCATTGGCCCCCGAACCATCACCGCGCTTAAGGGATATCTTTCCGCCCGCGGGAAAGAGGGTGAACAGGTTCTGTTGCGTGCGCTGAACTGCAGCCAGGGTGCCAGATATCTCGAACTGGCGGAGGGCCGCGAAGCCAACGAGGATTTTCTCTACGGCTGGGTTAAGGAGCGTGTCCTGTGAAGATGATCATTTTCGCTTTGCTCGTGCTGGTGGCTGTGCTCGTTCTGTTACTTCTGCGCAAATATACCCGGCTGGAGTTCGTAGGCCATGCCCGCCTGCTGCTGAAAACGTGGTCTGTAAAGCTGGGAGCTATCGGCGCGCTGGTTGGTGTATGGGCGCAGTCGTTCCCGGATGCTGCGCTGCATGCCTGGGCGATGCTACCGCCGGATATCAAAGATATCCTGCCGCCAAACATCGTTGCGTTGATTAGCCCTGCGCTGGTGGTGCTGGCCGTGCTATCGCAATACGTGCGCCAGCCAGCATTGAAAGCTAAGGCTGACGAACTGAAGGAGCCGCAGCAATGAGCTTCGAAATTATTGCTGGGCTGGTGGTCGTCATCCTGGCTGCTATCGCTGGCGCGTTCGGCATTGGTCATGCTCGCGGGACCAGTAAGGCGGAAGCCAAAGCCGATCAGCAGCGTACCGAAGAGAAGGCCGCCGCCACCGTCGCCGCGGCAGAACGTAAGGCGGAAGTTGTGAAAGGGGCCAGTGATGTACAGCAGACTGTTAGCCATATGCCTGATGACGATGTTGATCGGGAGCTGCGCGAGCACTTCACCCGCCCCGGTAGTCGTTGATACGGCCTGCAGCTGGGTGCGGATCATCTACCTTACTGACCACGATATCGACGTGTTGGATAACCAGACCAAGCGCGACATCCTGGCGCAAAACAAAGCAGTGCTGGCGAACTGCCAGAGGTGAAGTGTGGATAAAAATGAATTGCTTTCAAAAGATGATTGTTTCGATTTATCGGCGATTCTATCTGATTCAATGCTAATAAAACATGACAGATTGAGTAGTTCGCCTGTTCTCAAGAAAGATATTCAGCTAGAAGTTTCAGAGCATTGTGGCGGTTTATCATTCATAGAGGAGCGTTTAAAATAGCATATGATTAATCACATTCTTAGGGATTAACTTATGCTAAGTCAGGAATTTTTAGAAAGATGTGTTTACCCTGCAGTAAAGCATGAAGCCGCACACTGGTTGGCTGCGTACCTGTATGGGTGGGGTCCAAGAGTTATTGGGATAAGGATCCCAGAGTCAGAAAATACTCACCATAGCTATGTTCAGGTGAGTCATGCAGTAAAAATGACTTCAATCGAAGATGTCATTGATTACACGAGAAAAAGATTAGTAATTCTTTATGCTGGAATGTACGCTCAGCATTCGGATGGCCGTTCATTCGACAGTCAAGCCATTTCAGATTGTGTTAAACCTGATGGGGGATCTTATTCCGACTTCTGGAAGGCAGAGGAAATTTACTTCTTTTATTACAACTGTTTGCAAAACCCTCAGGGATGGGAGATTGAGTTCAGACCAATAGTTTCTGAAGTAAAAAAAATGGTTATAACTAACTATTGGTTTCTTGAAAAGGTTGCAAAGGAAATTGGTCATCGCGCAACACATATTGGACAAGAAATTTTTGTTCAACCCGAAGAGTTGATTGAAATGTATGAAAATAAATAAGGTACTACAAGCCTTCCCTTTAACCTCGGTCTCCGAGGTTTTTTAATTTGGTAGGCCGGATACTTGATGGCCAATTGCTCACAAGCAACCGAAAAGTCTAAAAAATGATTGCAACCCTAGAAACCATAATCGTTTGGTGTCTTATTGTTGCAGTTGGCGCTGTTGGGGTCCTCTGTGCATTTATCGGGCTCATGTTCCTCATCTACTACCCTAAGCACTAACCCCACTAAGGGGTTAATCACCAACTATCCCCACCCGAGGATAAAGCAATGAAGCAATAAGCGGATAGACTGCAGCTGAAAGGCAATGGAGCAGTCGTGATGCTCCCCTGAGTCGCCATTGAGCGAGCCTGTGTAGCGACGGGTCAAGGTTCATAGATAACAATAAGCTCCGGTAAAGCAGCGCGAACGCCAGACGCGTACCGGTTATAAGCGGCTATGATGCGGCAGCTACTCAAGGGCATGAGCGTGGCCACTACGAGAGTGTGGTAAAAAGAACCCATCCATAAAATCCTAACAAAAAAATATTCACCAACATCAAGAATGAAGCTATATTGTGTAGGGATAATTTTTTTTGGATTGGACATATGGAAGAGAAAGATATCGAAGAATCTTTGGTGATATGCGAGATTTTAAAAAAGAAAATAGTAGCTCTTTTAGCTGAGCGAGATAATCTGTTTATCCAACTCAAAAGTGCCTTTAAAACAAGTAGGCGGGATATATTTGACAACTCAATAGTTAGTATAAATACAGGCCCAATGAAGCTAGCCCTTGATGAAATTGAAAAAGTAGATGATAAGATTAATAAATTAGTTACACGATTTAATCGGCGCGCGGAAGAAGCAGGAAAGCCCCGTTTGAAAATTTATCATCGTTAGTGTTTTTCACTCTATTTATTTAAATAGCCACCTCAGGGTGGCTTTTTAAATGGCATTACAGAAGTTGCTCTGAGTAGTGGCTTCGATAATGCTCCCCACATCGCACAGAGGTAACACATGGCAGAGATCACTCCAGCAGAACAGATTCGCCTGAACCTGCTATCCACCCTGAACTACGACACAGCAGCAGCTAAAGTCGCTGTAGAGTTTGTTCAGGATAGTCCGCTTAAATATCAGCTATTCATCCAGCAATACAGCCGTGTCACATCAGAGACTGAAGTGGTGGCAAAGACGATGAAAGCAGTGCAGGAAGCAACTGAAGCGCTGCCGCTCTTTGATACCGCTGCTGAGCAGTCCAGCTAGGCATTACAGCAGGCATTCACTGAGTGCCTGTGATAATGCTCAAGGAACGAAAACATGAACAAAGAACCGCGCATATATGGCAGCAAATGGGACCGTGAGCGTCTTCTATTCCTTCGTGCGCACCCCTTATGCGTCATGTGCCACGAGCAAGGCAGGGTGACAGCCGCCACGGTGGTTGACCACATCATCCCGCATAAACTGAAAGAGGCTCTGCGTTCTGGTGACAGCAAGGCAATAGCGAAAGCGCAAAAGCTTTTCTGGAGCCGGAAGAACTGGCAAGGGCTGTGTAAGCAGCACCATGACTCAACGAAGCAGCGAATGGAGAAGCGCGGCACCGTTATCGGCTGTGATGAAAACGGTATTCCGCTTGATCCAAACTCTCACTGGTTCAGATGACGTCAATTCCATAGGGGAGGGGCGGGTCAAAAGTTCAGAAGTCTGACCCGAAATGACCGCCGCCCATCCTTTTTGTGCACAACCGCGAAATGAAAAGTTTTTTTCCGGGAGGTTCCGATGGCAGGACGACGCCCGAAACCGACCCACCTCAAAGTGGTCTCAGGCAACCCGGGCAAACGTAAACTCAACGATAAAGAACCGACTCCGGCGCGAGAAATTCCAAGCCCGCCGGCGCACCTGACCGACTGGGGAAAGGTTGCCTGGGGAAGGTTGACTGTTCTCCTTGACGGGATGGGGGTTTTAACGGTTGCCGACACCTTAGCCCTTGAACGGCTATGCGATATTTACGCTGATATTCTTCAGTTGCGCGACACCATCGCAGTAGAGGGAAGAACCTATACCGTCCAGACCGAGGGTGGTTTTCTTATCAAAGCTAACCCGGCCGTTTCGATGTTGGCCGATGCCGACCGCCGTTTTAAAAGTTACCTGGTTGAATTCGGTCTGACGCCAGCGGCAAGGACGAAGGTGAAAGTGAATGGCGAAGACCCCGAAGAGGACACGCTCGACAAGTTCTTCGGTTGATCCTGCAACCCAATATGCGATGGATGTAACCTCGGGCAAAGAACTGGCTGGTCCTGACATACGTAACTCATGCCAGCGCCACCTTAACGATCTGCAGTCATGTCATGCCCGTGGTCTGCACTGGGATGTTGAGGCGGCGCAACGCTCGATTGACTATTTTGCGAAAGTTCTGAAGCTCAATGGTGGTGATTTCGAAGGCGAGCCTTTCGTGTTGCTGCCATGGCAGTGCTTCATCGTCGGTTCGATTTTTGGCTGGAAAAACGCCAGAGGTTTTCGCCGGTTCCGAATGGTCTATGTGGAGTCCGGGAAGGGATCCGGTAAATCCCCTCTGTCTGCGGGTATAGGGCTTTACTGTCTCACTGCGGATAAAGAAGCACGCGCTGAAGTTTATGCCGCTGCCACGAAGAAAGACCAGGCAATGGTCCTTTTCCGTGATGCGGTGGCGATGGTCGATCAGTCTCCAGCTCTTTCCGCACGTATTCAGAAATCAGGTGGTGCCGGGAAGGAATGGAACCTGGCTTTTCTTCAGTCTGGTTCCTTCTTTCGTCCAATCAGTTCAGATGACGGACAGTCCGGCCCGCGACCGCATTGTGCTCTTATTGATGAAGTTCACGAGCATAAAAGCAATCAGGTTGTTGAAATGATGCGTGCCGGTACCAAAGGTCGTCGGCAGGCGCTGATTTTCATGATCACCAACAGTGGGCACGATAAAACGAGCGTCTGCTATGACTATCACGAATACGGCCGAAAGGTTTCTGCCGGTTCGATAGAAGATGACAGCTTTTTTGCCTTCATTTGTTCTCTGGATGAAGGAGACGATCCTTTCAAGGATGAGTCCTGCTGGAAAAAAGCTAACCCTTCGCTGGGTCACACCTTTGAAGAAAGCTATCTTCGTGAGCAGGTGACTCAGGCCCGCGGGATGCCTTCGAAAGAGAGCATCGTCAGACGTCTTAACTTCTGTCAGTGGGTTGACGCGGCTAATCCGTGGATGAGCAGTGATGTCTGGATGGGTTGTGAGGAGAGCTTTGATCCAGATGAACTGGAAGGTGAGGAATGCTATGGCGGTTTAGACCTGTCCGGATCGCGTGATTTGACGGCACTGGCGTTGTTTTTTCCAAAACAACGTAAGTTGCTGGTGGAGTTCTGGACCCCGAAAGATACGTTACTGGAACGGGCCAAAACGGACCGGGTACCTTATGACGCCTGGGAGCGAGATGGTCACATCCACACCACACCTGGCAAAGCAGTGAAATACGGCTTTGTTGCCCAGCGCATTGCAGATCTGACTCAGAAGTTTGATATCAAGGCCATCGCCTTCGACCAGTATCGCATTAAATATCTTGAGCCGGAGCTTGAGGAAGCATCTGTTTCTGTTCCCTTAATCCCTCATGGGCAAGGGTATTACAAAGCGAAAGATTCCGGGCTGTGGATGCCTCACTCCATCGAATTGTTTGAAGAGTTGCTTGATGACAGCGTCATTATCATCAGGACGAACCCTTGTCTTCGCTGGAATGCGGCTTCAGCAGTGACGGAGGCTGATCAGAAAGAAAACCGAATTTTTGCCAAGAAAAAAAGTACCGGGCGTATCGACGGCATTGTAGCGGGCGCTATGGCAATCGGTGCCTCCGAAGGCTATGAGGATGATTCTGGCGATATCGACGACTTTTTCAGTAATCCCATCATTGTGTGAGTCACCATGAATAAAGATAAGAAGCCAGGCCGGATAAAAAGCGCCGTTCGCCGGTGGCTCGGCGTACCCATCTCACTTACAGACGGTGAATTCTGGGCTGCTTATGCTGGTGGGCAGTCCGCAGCAGGCAAATCCGTTACGGTTGATAAAGCCCTGCAGTTATCGGCAGTGTGGTCATGCGTAAGGCTGTTATCCGAAACCATCGCGACGTTGCCTGTTGGTTTTTACGAAAAAACAGCTGATGGTCGCCAGAGTGCAAATGATCACCCGCTTTATGAGCTCCTACATAATCAGCCGAATGCTGACATGACCGCTGTGGAGTTCTGGGAAATGATCATGGCCAGCCTTCTTTTATGGGGGAATGCTTACGCGGAAATCGACCGTACCGGGAAGCGTATTACCTCGCTTGTACCGCTCAGGCCAGAAAGGATGAAGGTTGATTTAAGCAAGAGCGGAGATCCAATTTATACCTACCGTGACTGGCCTTCAGGTACATCCCGAAACATTGATGAACGGGACATCATGCACATCCGTGCGTTCAGCACCAATGGTGTCATGGGCCTGTCACCTGTCAGTTATGCCCGACAGACACTTGGTCTGGCAATGGCAACAGATGAAGCCAGCGCCAAAGTTTTTAAAAACGGTATGCGGCCCAGCGGCGTTCTCTCAATGGATCAGATCCTGAAAAAAGAGCAGCGCAATGAAGTACGTGAAAGCATGGTCGAACAATTTTCTGGATCCATGAATACCGGGAAAATGATGGTTCTTGAGGCGGGAATGAAGTTTCATCCTGTTGACCTCAACCCGGAAGACGCCCAGATGCTGCAGTCCAGAGCATTCAATATCGAAGAGATTTGTCGGTGGTTCAGAGTATGGCCGGGATTGATTGGACACAGCGCCCAGGGGCAGACGATGTGGGGAAGTGGCGTCGAACAGATGCTGATTGGCTTTTTAACGTTTTCACTTCGTCCATGGCTGACCCGTATTGAGCAGGCGATTCGTAAAAGTCTCCTGGCTCCGGGAGAAAGAAATAAGTACTTCGCGGAGTTTTCCATCGAAGGTCTCTTACGTGCCGACAGCGCCGCCCGTGCCGCTTTTTACTCAACGATGACCCAGAACGGTCTGATGACCCGCAATGAAGCACGGCAAAAAGAAAACCTTCAGCCAAAACCTGGCGCTGACCAACTAACCGTTCAATCCAACCTGCTGCCGATAGATCAGCTTGGCAAGTCCGGCGACAGTGAATCGGCCAAAAACGCATTGCGGGAATGGCTTGGCATTAAATCAGAGGAGACGCCGGAATGTACCGGAAAAACGCAGCCATGAAAGTAAAGGCATTCGACTTCGACATTAAGGCCGTCAACGATGACGGCCTTTTTTCTGGGTACGGTTCTGTCTTCGATGTGGTGGATAGCTACAACGAAGTCGTGGCGCCGGGTGCGTTCCTCGAAAGCATCGAGGAAACACGGGCGAAGGGGAGAACGTTCCCGGTTCTCTGGCAGCATCGCACCGGCGAACCCATCGGGAACTGGGACATCTCGACCCTGAAAGAAGATAAACATGGGCTTTTTGGTGAAGGGGCCCTGTGGCTTGAAGACGCGGCCTACGCGAAAACCGCCTGGCGGGGCATGAAAACCCGTGCCATTACAGGCCTTTCCATTGGCTATTACGTCCGTGAGTCAAATTACGATGAGAAAACCCGGATCCGCACCTTAACGAAGCTCGACCTGGTTGAAATCTCCATTGTTACCGTGCCGGCCAATGATGATGCGCGTATTGACGTCATTAAGTCGAAGCTGTCACACGGTGATCTTCCTTCCTTACCTGAATTTGAGAAGTTCCTGCGAGAGGCAGGTTTCTCGAAAAGTCAGTCCGCCGCGGTCGCCTCCCGCGGACTGTCCTATCTGCTTGACCGGAGTGAGTCCGGGGGCGAAGACGGCGAAACCAAAGCGGCTATTGCGGCGATGCGCCAGCAACTGAGCCAGTTTTCTCTCCCAAAAATTCTCTAAGGGATTTATATGTACCAGAAAAAATCGGCTGACGATCAGCCACAAAGTATTGGCGAAATCTCCTCCCAGCTCACCATGGTGATTGATCAGGTCAAAAACTTCGGCGAAGACGTGAAGAGAAAAATGGAGGCAGGAGAAACCGTTTCGCTGGAACTGAAACAAAGAACGGACGAAAGCATTAATCAGATGAACGAGCTGAAAGAACGTCTCACTGAGCTGGAGCAAAAAGGTGCACGCCGCCCGAACGATGCACCTGCACAGCGAAAATCGCTCGGTGAGCTGGTGGTCGAAAGTGAAGAGTTCAAAGGCATGGACAGTTCGGCCCGTAAGAGCATCCGCGTCAAGCTGGAACAGAAAGATATTATGAACGTGCCGGCGACTACGGGCACTGGCGTGAGCACAACCAACAGTCTGGTGGTCTCCGATCGTGTTCAGGGCATTATCGCCCCGCCGGAACGCACTCTGACCATCCGTAATCTGCTTATCCCCGGTAATACCGCATCTAACGGTATTGAATTCGTTCAGGAAACGGGGTTTACCAATAATGCTGCAGCTGTGGCGGAAGGTGCTCTGAAGCCAAAATCAGACATTAAGTTTGAGTTGAAAAGTGCGCCGGTTCGTACCATTGCGCATTATTTTAAAGCGTCCCGTCAGATCCTGGACGATGCGCCCGGTCTGGCCAGTTATATCGATGGCCGTGCTCAGTATGGTCTTCGCTTTAAAGAGGAGCAGCAGTTGCTGAGCGGCGATGGCACCGGCGCGAATATCCTCGGTATTCTGCCGCAGGCAACAGAATTTGCTCCAGCGCTTACCCTGTCCAACGCCACGCCGATCGACCGTCTTCGCCTGGCTGTTCTGCAGGCCGTTCTTGCAGAATATCCGGCGTCTGGTTTTGTACTGAACCCTATTGACTGGGCAGGCATCGAGTTAACCAAAGATAACGAAGGCCGCTACATCATTGCGCAGCCGGTCAATGGTGGTGTTCCACGGATCTGGGGTCTTCCTGTTGTGGAAACTCAGGCTATGGCGCAGAACAACTTCCTGACTGGAGCCTTCAACATGGCTGCGCAAATCTTCGATCGCATGGATATCGAAGTGCTGCTCTCCACTGAGAACGAAGATGACTTTATTAAAAACATGGTCACCATTCGTGCGGAAGAGCGTCTGGCGTTAGCAGTTTATCGTCCGGAAGCATTTGTCACCGGTAATGTAACCGCTTCTGGCGGCTGACAATTCAGGGCCGCTTAGCGGCCCTCTCTTTCTGAGGAGATTGTGATGGCCAGAAAAAATGTGGATGAACCGTCTGTATCCGACGGTAAAAATGCGGCGCCAGAACCCACTGATGCCGGGACTATTCAGGTTCAGCCTGTCCGGCGTTTTATGGATGGCGATATTTTCAGGACGCCCGCCGATGATCCTTTTCATGTCTCTCGCTTACGTGCTGCCGAGCTCAAAGGTAACGGGCTGGTGACGATAGTTGGTGAAGTCCCTGATAACAAAATGAACCGCGCCCCCGAAACCAAAGGGTAATGGTTATGACGGTAATCAACACTGAAACAGCCATGGAACATCTCAGGCTGGATGATGAAATCGATAAAACGATGGTGGAGGGGTATCTTGCCGCTGCGGAGGATGCTGCTATGCAGTTTCTTAACCGTCGCTTTTTTGCTGACCAGGCTGCTCTGGATAGTGCTGTTGAGAATGAAAGTGCCGGCGATCGTCCGCTTATCATCACGCCCTCCATTCAGAGCGCGGTTCTTCTTATAGTGGGCTGGTTGTATGAAAACCGCGGGGATGATCTGAGTCCTGATATCCCAGGACCCGCACGCTGGTTGCTGAATCCCTGGCGAATTCAAATGGGTGTTTAGCCGGAGGGGATGATGAAAATTGGACCAATGCGGCATCGGATCACCATCCGAAATTTTATTACTACGCGAACACCGAGTGGTCAGCCAACAGAAGAGTGGTCTGACGGCGCCACTATCTGGGCAGAGGTAAAGGGAATCAGTGGACGAGAGAACCTGACAGCAGGAGCAGAAAGGGCAGATGCTACAGTTCGTGTCTGGGTTCGATATCGCAAAGATATTTCGGCATCATCGCGGCTTCTTGTCCTGAACGGCCCCTACAAAGGAGTGACATTGAATGTCACCGGGCCTCCGGTGCCAGATAGCAAAGGTACCCGGCTGGAAATTCTCTGCAAACAGGGGACCGAAAAATGATTGATGTGAATCTGGATTTTTCCGGCTTAGAGGATATCGCCCGAGACCTGCAAATCCTCAGCAAAGCCGAAAACAACAAAGTCCTCCGGGACTCTACTCGGGCCGGGGCTGAAGTCCTCCGGCAGGAAGTGATTGATCGGGCTCCTGAGCAAAGTGGAAAACTGAAGAAAAACGTTGTTGTCGTCACCCAGAAAAGCCGTCGCCGTGGGGAAATCGCGTCGGGGGTGCATATTCGTGGCGTTAATCCGCGAACGGGGAACAGCGACAACACCATGAAGGCCAGCAACAAGCGGAATGCTTTCTACTGGCGCTTCGTGGAGCTGGGAACATCTACGGCCCCGGCACATCCTTTTGTTCGCCCCGCTTTTGATACCCGACAGGAAGAGGCTGCAAAGGTAGCGATGGAGAGAATGAACAAGGCGATCGATGAGGTGCTGGCGAAATGACAGAGGATGATATCTATACCCTGCTGTCGCCGCTGGCAGATGGGCGGGTTTATCCGTATGTGGTGCCG